ATTCGATAACCTGAAGGGTACACATTGTTGCTAGATTTAACTTGTACAGCAGCCAAGCTACCAACCAAGTATGTTGGCCCAAAAGGGGCAAAAGCTGAATTGTAAGCCATTATTTAACTCCTTAAACAGCAGTAGCTGGTAATGAACCTTCTGGTCGAATAATTTGCAAAGCATAGTTGCCAGTAGCAGGAGTTGCGCTAGAACCAGTAGCATTGACCCATTGAACAGTCAATACACCAGCAGTGAAGCAATCCGCTTCAGCAGCAGTTACACCAGAAGTTTGTGTGCCGATAACACCAATTACTTGAACAATGTCAGTAGTTTGAAGTCCTGGTACAGAATAAGTTTGTGAACCGCCTGTGCCTGATACAGCAGTTGGAACTAGGGGAGCAGCGATGTAGAAAGTGCTAATTGCATTTCCACGAGCAATAGTAGTAGAAGGCATGATTTTTCCTTTAAATAAGGTACTTCAATTATATGTTAAATAAGAAAAAAGCCATACTTTTTGGGCATGGCTTTTATCCTAATACTTCAAGATACTTGATATTAACTAAAGTCGTAACCATAAACGTAAACATCAACTGTACCTACTACCGCAGTAGTAGTTGCAATATTGACAAATAACGCTTGTTGGTTATAAGACGTTACCACCGCAGAAGCTGCCACTTGGCTTACACCAAGAACTGTAGCTAACTGTGAAGCAGTAATAGCACCAAACAATGAAGTTGGTGTACCACTACCTGTTGTAGTAATGCCTAATACTAAACTTGTTAAAGTACCTGTAGCTGCACCTGCATTATTAGAGTTAGTAACTACTAATAAGTTAGGCTGGTAAGTTGTAGAGTTAATGATTGGCAAAGGGAAGAAACTTCCTGATGCTGCATTTACATTCACACCTTTAAGTACACCCAATAATCGTTGCGCTTGATTAGTTGTTACATTACTTGGGTGAGCCGAAGTGGTTACTGCTGGGCCTGGATTTGCCATGATAGTTTTCCTTTATCCGTTAATAATTAAGCTGCAACTCGGCAAGCGAGTTCTGGATACAGAGGGGCCCAGCCGTACAGTACGTCAACACGAGTAGGAATAGAGTCATTGTTGATGGTGTATTGACGAACTACACGCATTGACAGACCAATTTCCTTGTCGCTTGCACGACCAGCAAAGTGAACGCCTTCAGGCAACTCAAGGTCAGCCATAGCCATTGTGAACGCATTACGATGCATTACGATGTTTTGTGGAGAAACTACACCAAAGCCACTTGCATTGTATTGTGAAGCAAAGAATGTCACAGCAGCAGAAGCAGCAGGAACAGGAATACTTACGTTCTGGAACTGACCGCCAGAGATAACTGCTGGAGATACGATTACAGAAACAGAAGCACCTGAAGCTACGCTAACAGCAGATTTAACTACGAATGAACGCAGTTTGTTTGTGCCGTATGGTTGGCGATTCTGTGGGTTAGTTGCATAAACACCAGCGATAGTGAAAGTGTCACCAGCGTTCAAGTTGATTGTGCCTGTATTAGCAGCAGTCAAAGTGATTGTGGATTGTGAAGCCCAACCAGATGTTAAGAAACCAGTTGCAGTTGTTGTAGCTACAGAAGCAGTTACAGTAGAGCTAGAGAAGTTACCAAAAGTCTGTGAAACGATGTTTTGGTCAAGTTTCCAGTTCATGCCACCTGAATCACGACCCATCAAGCCTTTTTCGTATTGCATACCAATCTTGTCGTTAGGAACGAAAAGACCTTTTAAGCTGTCTACGATAGTTGCTGAAGTGAATGGCTCAACGATACATGATCTACGACCATCACGAGGAGCACCTTCGGAATCGAGGTAAGCCTGTGCTGACAAGTATGTATAAAGACCAGTTGGAGGAGTACCAGCAGTACCAACGATGTTAGCTGTGTTTAAAGCTGCTGTAGTTGTGCCGTCAAAGTCAATTTTGTTGGCGATAGCTGCAACTGCTGGCTTCAGAATACGATCAGAGAACATATCCAATGACAGAGCCAAATCCTGAGTAGTGAACTGTGTATCAACGTGGAACTGGGTGCTCAAAGTAACAGGAACTGAAGTTTCGTTCAGATCTTCTACGTTCAAAGCTGGGCCAGTAGTACCGATGAAACGGCCTGGTCTGCGTACGTTAACTGTTGCGCCAATTTTTGCGCCAACTACGGCAAATTGGTCATCATAGTTACGATCTACTTCTGATGTAAATGTTAATTCGTTTTCCAAGACCATTAACGCTTCGTTAGTGATCTTGCTGATAGTTAGCAAGGTATTTGCCATTTTAATTCTCCAAAAAAATTAGGTTTATCTGACTTTTCCAGCCTGTCTTGCAGCTTTCCATTGAGCATAAGTGCCATGAAATTCACCATTGGTGTCTATCATCACATCTTTGCCAACTTTGCCACCACTTAACGGCTTGATCGGTTCAGGTGCTTTACTACTTGAAACAGTTTCCCTGACTTTTTCGGCTTTCCGAGGCTTTTCCTCTTTTGCTTCAAACTTAGCTTCTAACTTGCCTATTTCTCTAAGAGCTTTAACAACTGGCATTTCTGTCAATCGTTTAGCAAAGTCATCATCTGATGCCAAGAAATATAGGAGTTGTGGCCCTACATCACTCTCTAAGATGGAATCTCGTATTTCGTCACCAACGACTATCGTACTTGACTGCACCATGCGATCAAAATCAGGCAGATCTGCTTTTGCTTTGGCTATCTTCTCATTCCAAGACTTTAAGATCTTTTCTTGAGTTTCTTTAGCTTTGCGACCAGCTTCCTCTGCATCTCTTTGCTTCAAAGCATTTTCAGCACTCCATTCCGCTAATGCCTCTGCATATTCAAAGGCATCATTGAATTGACTTGCTTGGGGTTTACCCTCGACTTTTACAGTTTCCTGTTGTGGCTGTTGGACATTCCCTGCTTCGTAACTCTTTAGCTTTTCTCTAAGTTCAAGAGCTTCAGCTTCCGCTTGTTTAGCTCTTTGCGTTACCTTATCGAATCGCTTATTAAGCTTATCTTTTTGCTTCTCAGGTTCTTGCTTCTTAGCTTCTTCCTTTGCTTCTGGTTCACTCTGTTCAACATCACCTTCTGGCTCTGAATCTTCCTTTACAGATTCAGCCTCAGTAGTGGCTTGTTCGTCAGCTAAACCTAATCTTTCTGCATAAAAGGTTGTTGCGTTATCGCTAGTTACTACACTACTTGCTTCTCTTACTTCGGCCATGATTTCTCAAGCTCCTCTGTTATTTGATACGAAAATACTACTAAAAATAATTCTTGTCTATTTCTTTGATTCTTTTTTGGCTTGCTTGATCAAAGATTTTTGTTCTTTAAGTTGGGCTTTGTCCATGCCAGAAAACGGATTAGCTTTACCTTCTGGCTCATATTTAACGCCAGCTTTACGAGCCATTTCCTTCATTTTCCATTCAATTACGTTTGCGCCTGTTACTGTTGCCATATATCCTCCGATTAGGTTGGCTTAATTATTGCTTTTCGTTTAATTCTTTTAAGATTGCATCTATAGCACCACGTTTGCCTAGTTTAGCTTTAAGCAATGCATATTTTGGATGCTTTTTTGCTCTTTCATCTTGTTCATCTTTGGGCTTTTTAGTAGGCATTTCAGTAGCTTCTTCCATAGAATTAAGCTTTTTTGCCATGTATTCAGCACGATTTTCTGATGTAACAATATCTCTTGCCATTTTAAATTCCTCTTTCTATTGCTTCGTCTAAAGCTGCTCTTTGATCTTTTAAATTCATTTGAGCCAATATTAAAGCAAGTTGCGCTTTCATCTGCTCAATTTCTTTTTGAGTTTCTGTCTTAATAACTGTGTCATGCGCTTGAGTCGAGGTACGCATTTTTGAATCTTCTCTGCGAACTTCCAGCTCCATTTCAGTTTTCTGCAACATAGCTTTGTCTTTTTGCTCTGCAACACTAGCACCATACTGAATATCCATTTGCATAGCCTGAATCTGCTGTTGCAACTGCTGGATAGTCTGTTGAGATTGAGCCAACTGCATTTGAACTTGTGGAGGAACTGGTGATTTCTCATCAATTTGAGCCATTGGATTAGCAGCAGCCAATCGGTCAGCAATAATGTCTGCGCCTGGGAAATCTGAGTTTCTAAAGATTAAATCACCAGCAGTTTGCATTAAAGTAGGATCAACTGAAAGCATCTGAACCATAGAATCAAAGGCTTCAGCACGTTTGGAAGCATAGCCAGGGCCTGTTTCCATCACCACGTCATATTGACCTACAGTTACATCATTCAATACTTTTTCAACGCCTTGATCATCAACGCCTGGCTGGTTAAGAGTCACTAACTCTCCTTTGCCATCTGCACCAATGATTCGTAATACTCGTTCTTTGTCATAAATATGAGGAATCAGGTCAACAATGATTCGCCCAGTTTGACGAATAGAACGAGTCAGATTGTCGTAATAATGGAAGTTAGTCATATCGGTTTGCTGTTGCATACCATTTATGGCTTTTCCAGATTGATTACCATTAGGAAGCTGAGTTGGATCATAAATGCCAACAACTGCTTTCAAGTCACCATCTAAACCTTGTAACGCTGTAACCATTCCTGCTGGAGGAGGTTCAGGTTGAATACGAGTAGGAACTGGAGCTGTTCTGCCTTCAGAGTCAGTTTGCTTATAACGCAATACAGGCATCGACTTGATGTTTGCCTGATTCCATTCCATTTCATGACCTTCATCCTGACCTTCTGCAAGGAGGAATTTAGCCTTTGGAGCAAGGGCAACAGATTCAGTAAGGGCAGTTGACCAGAAGTTATACATACGCTGTGGATCTTTAGCCATACGAGTAAGGCCAAACTTCTTCTTCTTGCTATCAACAATGAGTTGTTGACCATAAACAGGCACAACAGGAATGTAACTACCAGCCCAATCCCTTTGTTCAAGGATCTGCATACCAGTTAATTTGCACCACTTAATCTGCTTTTTAATGGTTTCACGCTTAGAAACGACATAAATGCCAGCATCTTGCATGACTGTTTCTTTAGGCTTTTCATCTTCATAGCAAGTGGTTCCATCAGACAAAAGCAACAATTTCATGCGCTTGCGTTCTGTATAGAAGTATTCTGCTACACGAATATCTTCCCTTGTAATCCATTCGCTTTGGCTATCGCCTGTGCCACGAGGAGTAAAACCGCCTCCATCATCTGCGCCTGGGTACATTTTACGAAAAGCTTCTTTGCTGATCACTTCAGTAATTAAGCATTTTTCTGCATCTGAGCCATCAGGTTCATTGGAATTAGGATCGAAATACACCATAAATGGGTTTTCAATGCGCTTAATATAGATTTCCTGATCAAAGCTATCTGGTCTTGGATAGTCATGGGTAATGCGCCAAAAGCCCCATCCCATACGAACTGCAAAATCAAAAGCATTATCGTAAGCAGAATCAGCATCAGATTGGTTTTCAATATGTCGGCAAATGCCTGTAATGATCTCTGCTACCTTCTCATCAGAATCATTATTCATGCCATGAGCCTTCATACGAGGCCGTTGCTGACGTTGTTGATTGGTAATCTGTCGGCAATACGCATCAATCTTGTTGATGGTCAAATAAGGTCTAGACTCTAAAAGTCGGCTGTTTTGAATCTCTACAGGCCATTGATCACCACCAGCAAACTTTAAATCGTCTAATGCTTCAACTCGATTGTTCGAGTCATTATCGGAGCAAAATCGTAGAAACTCTTTAGCTTCTTCGATTACTCCTGATTCGTAGTCATCGCCATCTTCTGTGGAATAAATACCACCATTGCCTGAGTCATAGACCGCCATATTAGTTCCTTGTTAGCTCATCCAGCTTGACACATCATAATTCATCGGCTTACGTTTCACAACTTTCTTCTCTTGAATCATAAGCCCAATGTACCTAAAAGCATCTGCTCCATGCGAATAATTGTCATGAAGTGGCTTTTGACTAAAAGCTTTGGTATCTGGATCTACATCGTACCGATAATGTCGCAAACAATCTAGCCCTGCTGCCGTATTATTTTTGTCGAAATAACATGATCCGAATATGGTTCTTGCAGCATTAATTGAGTCAGCAATAGGAACTTTGCCAATAATTCTGACGTTATAGCCTGAGTTGCGAACAATATCTTCTAGGCTTCTACCATTAGCAGCCAAAGTCTTATTCTGAGCATCATGAGGCAAATACAAAGTGTCATAGACATACCCATAAGTCTGCATCCTAGCCAATATTTCGCTGATTGTGGTCTGAGTTGTTTCAAAATAACGAATTAGCCTGGTTTCCATGCCTACAAATTGAACAAACCAAACCGCAGTTGCATCAGCCCATCCAATATCGAATACCGCCATTACTGGCTTAGTAGCATCGTAAGGCACATTGGTTATTCGCTGATCTTGCTCTGCTCTAGCCATTTCTTTAGCAAATACAGCTCCATCAATGGTTGACCTTGTAAAGCCTTCCCATACGTTTTGATAAGCTTCAAAATCCCTAGTTCTAAGGGTTTGCCGTTCAATATCCAATACTTCAGGAAACCAAGGGTTATCGTTCCAGTTGACCTTTTGAACTACTGCGTTCTCAGGTGGGCTAATGACAAACCGCTTATAGGTTTCATCAGTTGGCAGCTCTGGATTAAAAGTAATCCAAATTTCGCTATTTTCTTTACGAATCGTAGGAATTAAAATATCCCAAGAAACTGCTGTTACGTTGTTTGCTTCCTCTACCCAGCAGTAATCAATGCCTTCGATAGATTTTAAGCCGTTGATATTGTTCTTGATGCCAGCAAAGATAAATTCTGTACCATTTACCCCTCTAATTGAGGTCTGAGTGATTTCATATAGGCTTTCAAGCCTTAAATTGTAGATTTGATCTACTAAAAGCTTGTGAACTGAGTCTTTAATGGAAGTCTGAAACTCCCTGGCGCATAAGATTCTGACTGTTCTCGATGCGCCTATGCAAAGTAATGCTCTAGCTACAGAATGAGATTTACCAGCTCCACGCCCACCATAAAGAACACGATAACGGCTGTTTTTTGGTTCAAATAGGCATTTAAGTTTGGCAGGAAATTGGGGCCAAATAACCCCTTTTTCGTCAATCTTTGTTTCCATCAGGCTCTACAAAGCTCATAGCTATTGCGCTAATGACTGTTCCATCAGATGAAGTAATGTCGGTAGCCTGTATTGGCTTTCCTTCTACTCTATCCATAATGATGCTTAATGCAGCAAGACTTCCATCTTCAGCTTCTTTAAAAATGCCTTCAATGATCTTTTCCATCTTTTCAGGATTGGCAAGAATGAACCTTTTCATCTGTTCAGTAAAAGGCTTCTTCTTAGCATTTTGATTGCCAATAGGAGCCCCTACCTTTTTAGGTTCATCAGGAATAATTGATTCTTGTTCCATGTCCATGATTTTATTGGATATTAAAGTTAGTAAACAATTACTTACTCATTAGCCATTGAATCGCTATTAGCTTCAGCCTGATCTACATCAGCTTGCACTTGTGGGCTATTTTGCACATTTTTCCATTGGTCTTGCAACTCTTGTGGCACTCCAGGCTGATAAATAACTGCGTTCATATCTGCTTGAATTTCATCAATGCTTTGCGGAACAGGATAAGGAAGGTAAAAATTAGGGCTTGTCATTCCGCCACTACTTCTACTGGAGTTTGCTCTTTTACTTGAGGTTCAGCAATAGCCTGAATTTGGTCAATTAAAGGTTTAGCAAATCTATATGGCATTTGGTCACAATAAGCCAAAATAGCGTTTAGTTGTTCAATAGTAAATGTTACATTCATTTTTTACTTCCTTTCTTAGTTGCTGTTTTCTTTACTGCGTAGGCAATAGCTACCGCTTGTTTAATTGGTTTTCCAGCTTTTACTTCAGTTTTAATGTTTTCTTTAAATGCTTTAGGGCTTGCTGATTTCTTGAGTGGCATGGTCTTGCTCCGAGTTGTAGCCTTTTTAAGTGCTGGTTTACGTTTAATACCTTCTTGAAACAATTCTTCTCTTTTAGCAAGTCGTTTTTCTTCTTTTACATGAGGTAAATTTTCAATGGCTTTTAGTACGTCTTTGGCATTGAAATCTTTAGGCCAAATAGCATCATTAGGGTTTTCAGATGACCAAGGCCATGCGTTTTTAAGCCATTTCAACATTGTCAGCCTCTTTTTCTCTAATTCTTCTTAATTTTTGAGCAATAATCATTTTTTGTATTGCTTCAGGAGATTGTTTTCTTCCAGTTAATGTTTTTGATATTTGTTGTTTTTGTGCTTCAGAAATTGGTCTTCCAACATTAATACCTTTCATGCCATTAGAAATTTTTTTTCTTGCATCAGCAGAAATTGTTTTTCCTTTGTGAATTTTAGAAAATTTAAGTTTTGTTTGTTCTGAATGCTTTAAACCACTTACACCTTGACCACCAGAAGTCAAATTAACTAATGAAATATTGCGTTTTTTGTAAACATCAATAGCTTCTCTTTCTGCAAGCAAAGCAAATTCTTCATCAATATCATTAATTAATATATTTACAGTAAATCCATTAGATTCTGACACTACTTTGTGCCATAAATAATTTCTATTTATTGTTTTAAATGCACGTTTTCCATTGCCTTTTCCGATATAAAAAGGCATTTTGGTGTCATTTCTAAGGTGTTCGTATATATAAAAACTCATTCATCAACCCAACAAACATCAGCCCATTGCATGATTAAATACTTTATTCCATCTTCTTCGTAAGGATGATAGCGCAAATATTCCTCGCCTTTGTCATCATTCATAGTGCCAAAACGAACTCTAGCTCCTATTTGAACAGGCATATCTTCTCTGCGACCACCTGATAATTTCTTGCCAGGGCCTACAGCTATTACTGTACCCATGTTTTCTACTTCTTTGTTATCAACAAAAATAATACTAGAAAGCTCACGAACATCAGGTTTTACTACAATTTTGTCTGCTAATGGCTTGAGTTTCATGCTTTTCTTGGCCTTCCTGGTTTCTTTTTTGGTTCAGAAATCAATACTGGTTCAGTCATCATTTGAACTATTTGCTCTAAAGCTAGACTTTCAGTCAGTTGCCATTCGCCACACCAATCGTCATTGGATTTATTAACGGCAGAAGGGAATCGCTTACAGATTCCCATGCGTTCACCTACAACGAAAAATAAGCAACTTGAACAATTATCCATGACAAGCAAACTCTTTATGGTATTTGTTTCTTGCTTCAATGGCTACCAGCTCTGCAAGCTCTAAATCTTTAAAATTGCCTATATGAGTTCTTTTTCCATCAATTTTTATTGCTACATTAAATTTTTGTCCACTTTTTACTACATTTTTAATGCCAGTAGAGCTATTTTTCCTAATTTTTGCATTAAATTGATTTTGTCGAACCGATGAAGCTCTTAGATTTTCAATACGATTGTCTGATTTATTGCCATTTATATGATCTATTTCTGTTGGCAAATATCCATTAAACATAAGAAAAATAAGGCGATGAACCCCATAACATTTATTTTTAATGTTTGCATTTATGTATCCTTGAGATACAAGCCATCCAATTTGCTTGTTATTGGATTTTCTAAACAATTTTCCATCACAATAATTAAATAAATTGTGAAGTAACTCTTTAGTCAGTATAGTTTCCGCAGTCACAGCTTATCTCCGATTTAGGTTGTGGTTAGAAAGCCTTGGGAGGTCACGCACCCAGGGCTTTCGCATTACATAGGGTCTTTTTCGTTTTTATCTTCTGCGCCATAAGCTGTGCGCTTATGTTCATAGCAAACACCAGCAGTACGGCCTGTGTTGAACTCTTTGTCAGAGCCAATAGCATCTTCTTTGCCCATAGCGACACCGCCACGAACTGCTTTAGCATGACGTTCGCCTTTGGTATCGGCTGCATCAGCACCTTTAGGAACTACTACACCTTTGGCTGGTACGCCTTTAGTGCTGTTTGGATTAGTTGTTTTGCCCATTGCCATTTCAATTTTCCTTTTGCAAAAGAAGCTACAAATCGTAGCTCCGTTAATTTTATGAGGTTCTTACTCTATGTCAAGCATTTTAATTAATCGAATAGCTGCATCAACTGAGTCTATTCGGCTAACTGCTCCACCTCTCCATTCTTGCATAAATTTGATTTGTGGATCGGTAAATGTACCTTTTATTGCTTTTATCTCAACCAGTACACTTTTACCCCTATAACCGATAAGCAAATCAGGGCAACCTCTCCCAACAGTAGAGAGATTAAGAACGCTACAGCCAAGGGCAATAAAAGTATGCACAAGCTGTTTTTGGTTTTCATCCACTCTTTTCTTGTAATAAGTCATTTGTTTTTTCTAA